TTTAACTTTAAAAATGGAGTTCGACGCGCGAAGAAATATGTGTTTCAACAAGAAAGAGGTAAAAATGGTACCCCACATATACAAGGATGCGTCTCTCTATATAAAAAAGAAAGGTGGACAAGCTTCAATCTTCCCAACACAATTCATTGGGAACCAGTGAAGAATTGGAAGCAATGCGAAGCCTACTGTCAAAAAGAAGAAACTAGAGATGGTGAAACGACTACCTACGGAATAACCATCACTAAAAAACTAGTAGCTCTAAAAATAATAGAAGAACTTAGACCCTGGCAACAAACTATAGTCGATATGATAAAACAAACTCCCGACAATAGAACAATTAACTGGGTCTATGATCCCAACGGTGGAAAAGGTAAAACATCATTATGCAAATACTTATACGAAAAATACAAATGTATTCCAATTACTTCTAACAATGAAAATGATGTTTTTTATATACTATCCAAGATGAAAGAAGGTGGTAGAGATATGAACGATACACTAACATTAATATTTAACTTCAGTAGAACGAAAATTAATATTAATTACAACTTGATCGAATCACTTAAAGATGGACTAGGCACTAGTGGAAAATACGAGTCATGCGTGATGTGCTTTAACTCCCCACACATTTGGATAATGAGCAATAATGTACCATGTGTGGATAACATAACTAAAGATAAGTGGAAAATTTGGATGATTAACGAATGTGACGAACTGATCATAAAAAACGTAGATACGGACTTCTACTCGGACATGTCCTAATGGACTCCTTCGCATCCTCCAACCCCTCAGTAAGAAGTAGACGCCTCGCTCCTCGGAAAGCTCGCGCCCTCTACTTATAACGAACGATAGAAAAAAATATAAATAACAAGATTACCGAAAACTAAAATGGACGCTGCGCTTTCCGCGTCGACTCGGCTTCTACTTCTTTTTTTCCTTCGGGGCTTTCGGCTGCTCGGTGAATTCGGAAGTCCTTTATTATACTATTTATGACCAAAGTACACCCATAGATGGATCAACCATAACGATCCTTATAGTCATTGAGTTACCAGCAGAAGGTAAAGTTAAACCAGACGTTGTCATGCTAAGAACAGGTGCAACGCCCAAGCCATCAGTTTGATATATCCATTGATTTAATAGTGAAGTACAAGATTCACCACCGGCAGGCCCGTACTGTGTACCGGCACCGGCAGCAACAAGAGCCGACAATGAGCCAGATGAGGCGGTCATGAGTGGTGCAGACACTGCAGTGAGACCGCCAGACCATCGCAAAGATATAAGAAAACATAGCTTGCTCGTATTCTGATTGTCGAAATATATATGCGTAGAGTCCTGCCTTATGTTGGCAGTATTCTTCACTATACTGATAAGAGGTAGTGTCGTAACCGTCCCAAAAGGATTTGCATTATCATAGGCCGTTGTCTGAACAATACGCGACACATACATAGGTATAGTAGAACCTAAAGATGTAAACAACTTGGGCTTGAGTAATCTAACCTGATAAGTAACATGCAACTGACCAACATTTACGCTAGTGCCCTGAAAACCTTGAGTAGCCACTGAAAACCTACCAAGATTATACAACCGTGAATCACTATTAGCGGGAGCTGTAGAGGAATATAGCGTATATAATTCGTTCACGGTTGTCTGACGTGGGTCGCACTCAACCATGTGCATGCAATTCTCCGAGGGTTTAATAGCTGTAGAATACTCATAGTTAAGCATTTCTAGCTTAGACGCAAATACTGCATCTTTATCATCGTATTGCGTAGCCATCATAACTGCACCAAGTGCCGTATTCACACTATTTAAAGCATCCGCGGATGTAGACCTAAATTCATATAATAAACCCTCGAAATCATACTGCTCGTAATTTGCAGCAATCTGCGACAAGAATGGAAACGTGACTGGGTTAGCAGCATTAATCGTAAAATTCTGGATACTAAATCCATTAGCTACCGAAGAAGTAACAACATCCCCTAAATACTCCTGAAATCTTATTACTGTGCCTCCTCCAGCAGGTTGATTCACAACTTCAGGAAGTCTACCTTCCATAAATACGTTCCTCCGAACTGAGTAGGCACCTAAACCTGTGACAGATTTGATAAGGGATTGGGCTGCGCCCCCAAGATACTCCCCAGCAAGTGATCCAATATAACCACCATAACGTTGACCAAAACTTTGGTTGGGATCCATAGTATATGCGCCCTTGCCAGTAATGCGCCTCCGATAATAACGCTTACGCCAATAGTCAGCTGGAGGAAGGTCCTTCCTAATGCGCCAAAATTTATTGGGCTGAGAAACCGCGTAAGGGATTGGAGGCTTACTATATTCGCGGGACGGAACATATTCTTTCTTAGCTCGAGGCTTTCTAACCTTGACCGCTTCCGACATGCTAATATCTATACATCGTCATATTTTAAACTCAAAATTAAATATTTTTATAAAATATAGAGCGATATAGAGCGATATAAGAGCGATATGTCCGATGATGAAGCAAGGTTAGATAATATAGCAGATGAAGACTTTTATTGTGTACAAGAGGATAAGCCACCTGATCAATTTGACCAAGGTGATCTGAGTCAGGTAATACTAAATAATGACTCAGAAACACCTCTAAAGCAAGAGATACAAAGAATTAACTGGATGTTTACTTGGAATAACTACCCTAATAATTATATAGAGCTATTAACTAACAGTTTTAACTTTAAAAATGGAGTTCGACGCGCGAAGAAATATGTGTTTCAACAAGAAA